TTTACTTTTTGATTGTTAAACCTAATAGACACCCCTCTGCGTTAGTGGCTTGGGTACACTCACCTTTCGGTGGCCGCATTAATGTCGTGCATGTTCTGGAGGGGCTTGCCGCGCCTTCAGTGGATATAGACGTATCAATAAGGCCGATTGGCTCCGTCTTTTGTCCTGCCCGGTAGTTCCTTCTCCTTCTGGGGCCTGCCCTTCGTCTGCCTCACGGCTTTTGCGCGTGCCAATGGCTTTCGGTTGTCTACTTACCATCGCGTGGGTTCCCCTCACATCTTTTTATCTTTATCCTGGTGATTCACCAGTGTCCACGATGTCAAAGAACGTTTCTCCTTTCATTGTGTGGAAGTTGTGGGATTCGAACCGCACGTAACCCGAAGGTAACAGATTTACAGTCTGCCGCATTTGACCTCTCTGCCAAACTTCCGTATGTCTTGTTTCCTGATGTCGTTAATTGTTTCGTTGTCTTTTGAGCTTTGATGAAAACCTGCGGGCCTCACGGATGGCAGGCGATCCTTTCTAACAAAATTAATAATTCGTCGTTGTTTAACATTCGTGATCGCTATCACGGCAAAGGTTTTGTAAAAGTCGATTCCTTTGTAAGTATAACCTATCTATATATCGGATTTATGTGTTTTCTTTTAACTCTTTGATCTTCCCGCTCATGATCATCTCTTTGATTTCATACAGCGGATAGAGCCAAGCCTGTGCGTGCTCCACGCCGTCCTTGTCAGTCCACTCCACTCGCGTTCTGTTGAACATCTGGCCATGCTCTTTAAGAAATCGCGGTGTCAGCGTGCCGACATGCTCACACAGCACCTCAGCCGTCACCCACCGCTCATTCAGGCTCTTCATCGCCTTCATGATCACGGCCAATATCTTCGCCTCTAACGCCGACCAGTTCATTATTTTACACGCTTAAAAGCAATCGTCAGCGGCTCTGCCACCTTGATACGCTCAAACTCATAATGGTCGTACTTCTTCACGTCCTGAGCTGCCACACGGGCACACTCAATCGCCCGCTCGTCTGGCAATGTGAACACGCCAGTCTCGCCAACTTTCAGCTGCTTCCAGTCGTCTCTTCCTACCTTTTCCTTAATCATAGAACTTTTAATTTTACTTAAATGTTTACTTACTTTGTTACAACTTGGCAGAAAAAGCCGTATCTTTGCAATCCTAACACCTCGCCAAAAGTGTGTTGCAATGGCGGTTATCCGCTTCGAAAAGACGGCCTCCCGTCTGACGGCTATTTTCTTGCCTCGTTGTTAGTTTACTTACTTACTTTCGAGTGCAAATATACAAACTTTTCCCGAACGCCGTGATTATTTATGGTGATTTGTGGTTATATTTAAGGTTATTTAAGATTAAAGACGGTTATTTGTGCTAAATGAAGACCAAAAATGAACTTTTCTTAGAGGCAGTCGATTATCTGATAGATGAAGGACTTGCAACTGACCAGGGCGACTTGGCTCAGAAAGCAGGACTCGGCCCTAACCTTATATCAAGAGTAAGGAACGGTCGCGTGAAGTCCGTCAGCGATGACTCTATCCGTGCCCTTGCCTCCAAATTTAATCTCAATATGGATTTCTTTAGAGGCAAGAGCGAATGCATCACGCGCTATGACCAAGCAAGTGCTAATCTGGATCGTGAACTTGAAGAGGCGCAAAGGCTTCTGAATAAAGACCCTTTGCCGCCATCACCGCAGCCAGTAGTTCCTGATTTCATTCAAAGGCTATTCGACGAAGCCGTGCGGATGCAGACACGTAACGAACTGCTGGAGCGACAGTGTGAGCAACTGATCGCAGAACTGCGTGACTCAAAGGATAAAAACGAATCCTTCCTTGCGGAACTCCATAAGTCGAAAGAATTTAATGACACACTGGCGGCTGAACTCAAAATCTCGCGCACTCAGAATGAAAACCTGATTACCGAACTGCGAGAGACGCGAAAAGAAAACTCTTCGCTTGCATCTCAACTCGAAACAGCCATTGAAGGCATCGAGACAATGAAGAACCAACTCGCCATGATGATGGGCCAGTACACCTCACCGCAGCCGTCAGCCTTCCCAATGTCCGTCAATGAAGACGATGGCTCAATCCGGTTTGTCATCCACGATGTAATCGGCCACGACGGGAAGAGCAAAAAGAGAACGGTGGATCAGCTTTACGCCCTTGTGCCGCAGGGTCTCATCCGTGGTGGTCGCCCTGGTGTAACGGATGAAATCGTCAAACAGGCCAAAGAAGCATTTGAGCATCCTAAGAATGAAAAGTAACAGATTCCGTGTCTTGCGTATGACGAATGTACTATATATAATATTAACCTGTTTTCAATGGGGACGTTTGCCAATGTTTCCCCACAGCTATACCATGAAACACAGGTTAACCTATTTATATATCGGCATTTCGCTTAATTTCCGCATAGCCCCAAACGGATCACTCCTGATTTTCGGCGGTTATGCGGCAAAATGGTCGCATCCGCCGTAAATACGGGGAAGTTGACAGTAAATCGTGAATTATGAAGAAATACAAAACAAGACAAAATGATACATTAAAAGGCGGTTTGTTTACCCAATGTTTCCCCAAGGCCAAAATGGTGGGGAAACAAAAAGAGCAAAACACGCATAAATAAAGGATTTAATAATAGTTTAACGACAATATATGAAAATAACAAGTGCAATAGTATGGGATCACAGGGGCAGGGTGCCGAAAGGTGGTCTTGGTCAACTGGAGATACGAATTACAATCAATCGGAAGCATCACCACTTTGGTACTGGAATTCGTGTGCATAAGTCTGAGTTTCTGGCTGGGCAGATAGTCAACTGTCACGGTGCAAAGGAATTGAACGAAAGGCTTGGTATAATTTATAAAAAGGTACTCGCATGCGTGAATGCGTGCGTAGAAGAAGGAAAGGAAATCAATACTGAGGAAATCAGAAAGAAGGTATGGCAGTTGGTGGAGTCGCAATCTGATGAACCGACATTCATCAACTGGATAGAGCAACAAATCCCGCTGCTGGGTGTGTCGGATGGTACGACGAAGCACTATGAGCCGTTGGTTACACGGCTGACGGAGTGGGGACAAATGACACGGTGGCAGGATGTGACAGTAGAAAATGTGTCTAACTTCGATGCCTGGCTGCACACGCTGACGAAGCCGATGAGCGATGCAAGGCGCAAGGCTGGTGCAAGGCCTGAGAAATTGAGCGATAGCGGCATTTATAACTACCACAAGTGTTTGAAGGCCCTGCTGAATCGGGCGCTGTCGTTCGACAAGATTGACAGCAATCCATACGACAAACTCAAAGGGAAGTTCAAGCGTGGCGACAGGGAGAATGTGGAATACCTCACAGACGAAGAGATGCGCAAATTCGAGACGATGATCCTGCCGACGGGATCGGAACTCGATGTCGCGCATGACCTCTTTATCTTTCAAATGTACACGGGACTCAGTTACACGGATATGCAAGCATTCGACGCAAGTGACTATAAATGGGACGGACATGCCTGGCGAAACGTCGGTGAGCGTATCAAGACGGGTGTGGCGTATGTCTCTCAGCTTTTGCCGCCTGCGGTCATGGTGCTGGAGAAATATCACTGGGAAATACCAAAGATGAATAATGCCGATTACAACCACCACCTTAAAGCCTTGCAGACGATGGCTGGGATTAAGACTCGGCTACATTCCCATCTCGCACGGCATACCTTTGCGACGTGGATGCTCAGGAATGGTGCATCCATCGAAAACGTATCAAAGATGTTAGGCCACACGAATATTACCCAGACGCAAAGATACGCCAAGGTACAGGCGCAAGCGGTGTATGATGACTTTGAAAAGGTTGCGGCATCAATGGCCCCAATGAAACCAAAGCGAAGAAAGGTCAAAGGAGGGTGACAAACTGTCCCCTCCCCTTAAAATAACACTATAAAAACATTCAACTATGAAAAAGATTATGATGGCTTTGACCACAGCCGACAAAGTGGTCGTGAGAGTGTTGGTGGCTATTATCGCCGTGTGTTTGATTGTAATCGTGCTGACAGGATGTGGAAAGGAAGAGCCGACGGTGACGGTCATCATGTCGAAGCCGGAGGCGATGCAGAAGAAGGTGATCACCTTCACGTTCGGTGATGCTATGTCTATGCATCCAATGACCAGGGCAACGATGGCAGAACTGAATCTAACAGACTTGTGGGTATTTGATTACATGGATGGTCAACTGGTTACAGATTGTCACCAGTTGAGTACGGATGATGATTTCGAAAGTCCGTCGCTGTCGATGGAATACGGCACGCACACGCTGTACTTTGTTGCCTCCCGTGGCGCAAATCCAACGGTGAGCACGGACACAAAGACCATCACCTGGCAGGCGGTCAGAGACACGTTCTGGGCCACACTTCAAATGACTGTCGCACCATCGACTGGTGGAACTCAGTCGGTGAGTCTTAATCGTGTGGTCGGAAGACTCAGAATCAGCGTCACAGATGTTGTGCCGGACGGGGCTGCAAGTTTTGTGGTGACACCAGCGACTTGGTACTATGGCTTGCGGTATGATACAGGCGAGGCGGTTAGCATTCAGAACACACCTATAAGCGTCAATATCCCCAATTCTTATATCGGCACTACAAACTTGGTGGTGAATGTCTTCACCATCAGCGGCCAGACGACGTGGAACACCGACGTAACTGCAACGCTTAAGGCATCAGACAATTCGACGCTGGGTAGTGTGACGATTGCTGATGTGCCGATTCAACGAAATCATATCACGTCATATAGCGGTGGCATCCTGAGCACGGGCAGACGAATGACCGTAAGCAGCGATGATGAATGGATCGAAGATGATGAAGTGACTTGGTGACAAATACAGCCGTGAGGCCGATTTTCTTGTTTTATAAATTTAAAGTAACAAAAGCGGGGAGGCAGTGGCCTCCCCTTCACCAAATACTCAAAAAACAATATTGAAAGTAACATGAAAGTTATTCTTTTCCTTCGGCTGCAAGAGCCGCATTGATGGCATCCATCTCTGCCTGCAGCTCATCGCGGTATTCATCGCTGATCGGTGCAATGTCTGTCTTCTCCCAAGGGAACTTGATCCACTCCGTCACCGTCGGCACTGGATCTTTCGATCCCATGCAATAGTGAGCGTTGTATGCCACAAGTCGCGCCTGCTCCCATCCCGGATGATGGCGGTTGTTATAGCCCCGGATGATCGAGCGCACCTCCCACCACATCAGACCGTACAGGAATCGGTCGTAACTGAAACCTATCTCGCCCACGAACAGCTGGAATAGTTCGTGAGCGGTTTTCAGTTTTTTGCCTTTTCCTCTTCGTCTTCAGACGGCTTTTCAGGTTGTGGCTCGACAGCGGGAATCTTCATGAACTCACCGCACAGTTCCATCACGGTGTTATAGGCTGCGATTATGTCCTTCACCTTCTCCCAATCGTCGCCGTTCATCAGTTCCTCGACGGTCAGTGTGGTGTTCTCGTCGGCGGTCAGTGCTGCCGACATGATGATAGCGATACGCTCCTTCAGATGATCAAAGGTCTCTCCGAAGAACGACTTGCCGCTGATTTCCTCATAATTGAGCATGGTCTTCATCGAGAAGGCGACTGGATAAGTCTTGCCTCCGATGGTTATTTCTTTTGTCTTCATTTCTGGGTATGGGTTTAGTTCCTAAAAAACGGACAGCCAACCTTTTCAGGCGAGGCTGTCCGCACACACATTAATTATTCATTTATCTATGGCTAAAATCAAAGAGCCAAATTAAGAGAGTTTAGTCGTTTCCGACTGTGACAGGCCCGTAGATATTGATGTTGCCTGAGTACGTTGCTTTCTGGCGGTTCTGTGCAGATGCCTGAAGGTTGGTCAATTTACCCTGACCTGAGCAGACGGTCTTTCCGACGGTGCGGTTGTTTGAGCCGCTGACAAATACCACTTTCCAATTGATGAGAGAATCGCTCACCTGGTTTATAAAGTCTGCAAATGACTTTCCACCGGCATCGGTTCCTGCACCAACAAGGGCGTTGAATGAGATGTCGCCACTTCGCTGAGTCACTTCATACTCATTCCATGAGCCGTTAGTGTCTGTCGTGTCTTTTGTCGAACTGTCCTCCGTCTGAGCTGACAGATGTAAAGTCATGTCTGTACTGAGGGCCACAACCTTCGTGGTTGGTGTGCCGCTGCCTTCAAGAATTACGAGGCGTAGATGTTGTCCTTTATCCATAGTCATTCAGAGTTTATGACAGCGCACCACTGCCTTGATACTGGCAGCTGACGGTGATCGTCTGTCGGTTAGGTGTTGCTATTGACAGGTCGTTCAGGATGGCCTGACCGCTTCGTGCAAAGGCTGCATTCTGGGCGACACGGTTTTGTGAACCTGATGTCTGGTCCCATCCTACAGTCGTCGTAGAAT